TCTGGGGGGATCAGGTGGCGGAGTTGCGGTACGCCTTGTAGGCGAGCAAGTCCTGGGGCTTGGCGTCCGCCCGGGCGAAGCCCAGGAACCCGACCTGCAGGTAGTCGGCGTAGCGCTCCTCGAGCCGCATCAGCTGGAAACCGAGCACGTCCCGGATGATGTAGCCGGCGTAGAAGTCGCCGAACAGGATCGACTTCGCGTTGGCGGCCATCACCGGCATGTCGTTGTTGATCGTCACGCCGTAGCCCAGGATGCTGTCGGGCTCGCCGACCTGAACGGAGGGCTGCCAGATGTACTGACCGTCGGAGCCCTTCAGCTTCCGAGCGACGGCGACCGACAGGTCGTGCATCATGAACCGGGCCCGGCCGCTGGTGCGGTAGGCGATGTCGACCGAGTGCACCAGGTCGATCAGGTCGTCGAACACGACGGTGAGGGTCTGACCGGTGGTGCCGGTCTTCCCGATCGCCGCGTTGGTCTGGACGCCTTCCGGCTGGGTCGTGCCGACACCGGTGGTGAAGTGGGTGTTCTGGATCCGGCCGATGCGCTCGCCCAGCTTCCGGGGCAGCCACGTGTCGATGCTGAACGCGCTGTCCTGCAACAGCTGCAGCGACACACGGACGAGCTTGCTCGTGTACATGAACGCGCCCAGCTGGGCCTGGCCGATGGTGAAGTCCTGCTCGGTGACCTGCGTGTTCTCGGCGAGGATCGCGCCGACGTTGCCGGTGTCGTCGGCCGTCGGCCACGGCAAGGTGTTGCCGGTCTCGGTGGTGATCGTCTCGGCGACCGACCGGACGGACCCGACGGCCTTCTGCGCCTCGACGACCTTCGCCCGGAAGCCCTGCGGGACGAAGTAGCCGCCGGCCGCACCGGTGGCGACGCCGGCGGCGCGGAGCTCCTGGTTGGCGGCGGCGTCGAACCCGGCGGCCAGGGTGCGCCGCTCGGTGTTGTCGAGGTCGCCGACACCGTGCCGCAGGTAGCGGCCGAAGACGTCGTCGTAGCCCTTCGTCGGTTCGTCCCGGCGGACCTCGGCGGTCTCGGCCGGGCTGTCGGCGGGGGCGCCGAACTCGCTGGCGCGCGACGCGTGGGACTGCACCCGGCGCATGTCGGCGGTGATCGCGTCGAACCGGCTCTCGGCGGCGTCGAATGCGGAACGCTCCTCGCCGGAGAGGTCTCGGCCTTCGCCTTCGGCGGTGTCGAGGATGTTCTGCATCTCCGACCAGACGTTGGCGCGCTGCTCGCGGTACTGCTTCTCGGTGGGCATTGCGGGTCCTTTCAGGACGCGGGGGGAGCCTGGCCGGGCGCGTCGTCGGCCCGGTTCAGGAGTGAGAGCCGGCGGCGCAGAAGCGCCGTCGGGTTGCTGCTCCGCGAAGTGGCGCGCGCCGGCTCCACGGGTTCGTCCGCCGTGCGGGTGGCGGTGGCCGGCCCGTCGTCGTCGGACAGAAGGCGGGCGAAACGCTGCTGGGCCTGCTCGAGCAGGGCGCGCGTCTCGCCGTCGATCTCGTCGTGCGCCAGGCCGGCGATCAGCCGTTGACGCTTCGCCGTGGTCAGCCCCATCCGGGCGGACAGCACGTCGAACGCCACCGTGCGCAGGCCGGCGTCGGTGTCGTCGTACGCCGGGTAGGTCACGGCGGAGACGTCCCACAGCTTGACCTCGAGCAGCGTGCGGGTCTCCTCGCCGCTCTCGTCGTCGGTCTCCCACTCCTCGCTCAGCACCTCGAAGGCGAACGACATCTGCGTGATGTCGCCCCGCTCGAGCGAGATCGCCAGGTCCTCGCCGTACGACGTGCGGGCGAGATCGGCGTCGGTGAACAGGCCCTCGTCATCCTCGGAGAGCCGCAGCGTGCCCTTCGTCGAGCGGGCCAGGACCAGGTTCGGGTCGTGGTTGATGAGGAACCGGACGTCGCCGTCCTTCGCCGTCTTCGCGAAGGCGCCGGGCGCGATCTGCTCCCGGAAGCCCCAGCGCTTCGGACCGATCCAGGTCGGCGAGTTGAACCGGGCGGCGTGGCCCTTGAACCCGATGTGGGTCTCTTCGCGCTTGGACGCCCCGTCGCGCAGGGTCGTGTACCGCCGCTCGAGCGCGCCGGTTTCAGGCTTCGTCTTCGTCGGCATCTGGGCCGTCCTCCGGTTCCGGTGGGGGCGTGCCCAGGGGCACGAGGTTGGCGGGCTGCAGGTAGACGTCGCCGCCGTCGATCGGCGGCATGTTCTCCATGGCCCGGATGTCGTTGGCCGACAGGGCGCCGACCTCCCGCATGACGCGGTAGAAGTTGGCGCGGGCCGCCGAGTCGCCCCGCAGGAGTCCTTCGACGGCGTACTCGGCGTAGGTCGTGGGCCCAGGGACGAGCTCCCGTGTGATCCGCTGCTCGAACCGGGTGAGCCACGTGGGCCGGAGCGTGAACACGACCATGCCTATGGACATGTGCTCGATCCCGGCGCCGAACGTGGTCGACTTCTCGGTGTCGTTCAGCATGTGGCCGGGGAGCCCGAACCAGCGGGCGATCTCGGCGATTTGGAAACGGCGCGACTCGATGAACTGCGCGTCGTTGTTCGGCATGGTGACCGGCTGGAAGGTGGCACCGGCGCCGAGCACGGCGATCTCGTGAGCCCGGCTCACGCCCCGCCCGACGCTCTGGTGCCAGCGCTTCTTGAGTGCCTTCGCCGTCGTGTCGTCGAGAACCTGGTCGGACTGCAGGATCCCGGACATCAGCGACCCGGAGCCGAACAGCTTCGCCCCGTACGCCTCGGCGGCCAGGCCGAGCCCGATCGACTGGCGGGCGACGCTGATAGGCGCGATGCCGACCAGGCCGTCGTAACCCATGCCCGGGATGTGGAACACGTCGTAGGGGCTGAACGCCTCCCGCGACCCGTCGAGCATCTGGACCTCGAAGATCTTCCCTTCGGGGAAGTCAGCGTCAGGCTTGACCCGGCCGACCCTCACCGAGCTCGGTGCGATCGGCTCGAGCCACTGGATCACGCCGGCGGCGTTGCGGACCTTCCGGGCATAGAAGTTGCCCCAGAGCAGGACGTGCAGGTAGGCGAGCTCCCAGAACTCGAACTGCGTCATCGTCTGGTGCGGGTTCTCGAGCAGCCGGACCATGACTCGCGCCCGGGTCGGCTTCCGGTAGCTCTTGAGCGGGAGCGACGCCCCGGTGCCGGAGATCAGCGCGACGGCCCGCCACACGGCCGGCATGCCCAGGGCGGTCGTCTCCGTGACCTTGACGCCGGAGTCGTTGCGGTAGTCGCCGTCGAACCACTCGGCGACGGTCTCGGATGTCAGTGGCAGGCGTGGGTTCTCGACGGACCGCAGGAGCCGGCCCAGAACGGTCACGCCGCCGCCTTCGACCGCTCGGCGCGACGGGCGATCAGTTCGTCGACCGGGCGCCGGGCCTCGGCGCGCTCATTCGCGATGGCGGTGGCGATCAGGCCCAGGCCGCCGACGAGCAGCGCAGCCGGCCACCAGACGACCAGGCAGAAGGCGAGCACCAGCAGGAACCCGACGAGCTCGAGAGCGGCGTTGACCATGGGGTCACGTCCTTTCCGGGGCTACCGGGCGGAGAGAGATAGGCGTGGCCGACGCGCCCGGGCTCACCCCGACAGGAGCCAGCGCGTCGACCACGAACGGGGCCGGGTCGGGGTGCCGGCGGTCAGAACAGGAGTTGCGGAGGCGGAGGCTCCGGCCGGTTGGTGGCGGCCTCCCAGAGAGCGAGCACCATGGCTATGCAGGCGTCGATGTGCCGGCCGCTCTTGCCCTTCGACAGCGTCCAACCCCGCTCCCCCTCACGGCGGACCGCTCCGTTGACGTGAGCGGCCAGGACCGGGTCGCCGTCGTGGGCGATCTCGCCGCCGACGATCAGCCCGTAGGCGTGCAGGCAGGCCGGCACCATCCGCTCCTGCGACTGGGGCACCTCGATCATCGGCAGGCCCTCATCGGCGAGGGTCTGGGCTGGCACCTCGAAGAAACGGGGGTCGTAGGCGACGCCCTGCAACCGGAACCGGGCGGCCAGGTCGCGCAGGTAGGCCATGACCTCGAGATGGTCGATCTTCTGGCCCTTGCGGGCCGTCCACACCTTCGACCGGACCACCCA